ACTGATAATGAGTTTTCCTTTAACTTTAAGGTAGAGAATATTAAGATTCCTTGTAGTAGTAATGCTCTAAAGAAAGGTCTTCCTTCAACTTATGATGTAGTTGTATCTCAAAAACTTTTATCTCGTTTTACTAGTACAGATAACCGTTTAACTTATTACATTGCTTTAGAACCTGATTCTACTTTTGGATAATGAAAACAGAAATCATTCAAGGGAAGGTAAAGACTCTCTTTAGTACTGATAAACCTAATCAGGTTATTATACAGTATGAGGACAAGGTTACTGCTGGTAATGGTAGGCATGTAGATTTTCCTGAAGATAAAGGTGCTGTCTGTTGTGAGATATCATCTCTTCTCTTTCAAAAGTTAGAGAAGTATCAGATAAGAACTCATTATGAGAGTATGCCTACTCATAGAGCAATGGCATGTACGAGGGTTGAGATCATACCAATAGAAGTTGTAGTCAGAAATGTTGCTGCAGGTTCTATTGTACGACAGACAACTATTAAAGAAGGTACTGAATTTGGTTGGCCATTGGTTGAATATTATCTTAAGGATGATGAAAAGGATGATCCATTACTAACTACTGCCCGTATTAATTTGATGGGTTATGGTGATGATTTATCTAAACTAGAACAGTTAGCTAGAGAGGTTAATGTTGTATTAAAGGAAACTTTTGACGACATAGGATTAACACTTGTAGATTTTAAATTGGAGTTTGGATACGATGCTGATAAGAATATACTCCTTGCTGATGAATTATCACCTGACGGAATGCGACTCTGGAAGGAAGGAACAAAAGAAAGTTTTGATAAAGACTTGTTCAGAAAGGGAGAAGGTGATATAGTAGAAGCATACAGGCACATTTTGAATAAACTTAAAGAATGAGTGACTTTATTTGGGTTGAAAAATATCGTCCAAAGACGATAGAAGAATGTATTCTCCCAGAGAGTATTAAGAAAACCTTTAGTGAATTTCTAAATAAGGGTGAAATACCCAATATGTTACTTGCTGGTCCTCCTGGTGTTGGTAAGACTACAGTAGCAAAAGCATTATGCCATGAATTAGGAGTAGATTATTATGTTATTAATGGATCAGATGAAGGTAGGTTTCTCGACACTGTTCGGACAAACGCAAAGAACTTCGCATCTACCGTCTCTCTTACAAGCGAGTCGAAGCATAAAGTCATCATCATCGATGAAGCAGACAATACCACTTCCGACGTACAACTCCTTCTTAGAGCGTCTATTGAGGAGTTCCAAAAAAACTGTAGATTTATTTTCACTTGCAACTACAAGAATAAAATCATCGAACCCCTCCATTCCAGGTGTGCTGTGGTTGAATTCGGAATTAAGGGAAAAGAGAAACAAGAAGTAGCAGCGCAATTCTTTAAAAGAGTTAAGTTAATATTAGATCAAGAGAAGGTTGACTCTGAGAATAAAGTTCTTGTAGAATTGATTAATAAACATTTTCCAGATTGGAGGAGAGTATTAAATGAGTTGCAAAGATATAGTGTTAGTGGTAGAATAGACAGTGGTATTCTGGCTGCTTTTTCTGACGTTGCTGTCAATGATCTCATTAAGAATCTTAAGGCGAAAAATTTCCCTGAAGTTCGGAAATGGGTTAACAATAATATGGATAATGATACTTCTGTATTATTTCGTCGTATTTACGATAGTCTATACGACTCCCTTGTGCCTAATACTATACCTGCTGCCGTTCTTGTTATTGCAAAATACCAATACCAAATTGCCTTCGTAGCAGATCAAGAGATAACTATGCTAGCTTGTTTAACCGAAATCATGGTGGAGTGTGAATTCAAATGAATGTAAAATTAATTCGTATGTGGAGTGGCGAAGACGTAATCGCTGATCTAGTAAAAGAAAATGATGACTCTATTGTCATTTCAAATCCTATTGTTGTAGTTCCTTCTGGTCAACAAGGACAGGTAGGACTTGCTCCTTGGTCTCCTTTATTAAAGGGTAAGGATACTGAGTTAGAAGTTACTAAAAAATATGTGGTGTATATTAATGAACCACAAGAAGAGTTTGTTTCTAATTATAGACAGATGTTTACTGGTATTGCTACACCACCTAAGAAGTTGATTCTATAGTGGATTTTTGTGATACCCTTGAGGGTTTATATAATAACTGGAATCAGTCTGCATCAAACCCTACCAAATATTCCCATTGTTATATTCGATGGGAACGTATTGGTGATAATGAATTAACATCAAAGCAGTGGTATCACTATGAAGGTGAGGATAAACCATATAGATATCGCTGGCATCGTGTTATTCCGTTTGGTGATACTACCATAGTTGAGAATTGGTCTCCTGATTGGGAAGAACATAATTCTTGCTGTGATATGATTTTTTCATGGAAAGGTTATTATTCTGGGAAGGTTGCCACAGACGAATGTTTTGTTAATGGCGGGAATGTGAAAAGTATGGTAGAATTTGATGGTAAAACTTATAGAAGTAAAGACCAAGGATGGAAAGATGGTGTTGTTGTTTGGGGCGATGATGTCATTTATGAGTTCTGTAAGATCAATGGCATGTAGTTCAGTGGTAGAACAGTTGACTGTTAATCAACCTGTCGCAGGTTCGAATCCTGCCATGCCAGTTTGGGGTAGTAGTTCAGTTGGTTAGAACGCTTGCCTGTCACGCAAGAGGTCGTGGGTTCGAGTCCCATCTATCCCGTTCGCATTTAGTATTATGAAATTTAAAGCACTAGTTCTCATTCGTTTAAGGGCATCAGTATCTGATGCTGCAGGTAATGCTGTTGCGTCTAGTGTAAATAGAGTTTGTGATATACAGGAAGTTAATTCATTGAGATTGGGTAAAGCAATTGATATGGAGTTTGAATCACCTGATAGAGAACATGCTGAAAAAGAACTAGCAAAAGTTAGTGATTTATTATTTGCCAATACAGTCATTGAAGACTGGGAATATCAATTAGAGGAAGTTAAATGAGAGACGAATTGTTAGGTCTATTGAAGGATCTTGCTTACAAGAAGGGTGAGTTTAAATTATCTTCTGGTAAAACTAGTGAGCATTATGTCAATTGTAAACCAGTAACTTTAAGTGGAAGAGGATTAACTCTTGCTAGTATAATGTTATTAGAATATGTTGAGAAAGATTCTGTATCTGTAGCAGGACTAACTCTTGGTGCTGACCCTCTGGTCTCTGGAGTTGCTGTTGTAGCAGGTTTAGATAAAAGACTAATGAATGCTTTAATAGTCCGTAAAGAAGCAAAGGGACACGGCACACAAGCATGGATAGAGGGACCATTACCACCAGAAGGTTCTAAGGTAACTGTACTTGAAGATGTAGTTACTACTGGTGGTTCATCTATCAAAGCAGTAGAGAAATTACGTGATGCTGGATATAAGGTTGAAAGAGTTGTTACGTTAATAGATAGACAAGAAGGTGGGGAAGATGCTATGATAGAATCAGGGCTAGAACTCTGTAGCGTATTTAAATTAGACGAATTTCATGACTAAATTGACAAAAAAACAAAGACACCAAGTTAAGTCTAGGTGGTATTATATTTTCTGGGGTGCTGCTACTGTATCAGTATTTGCTGGACAGATGTATGTTGGTTCTGGATACCGCAGAATGGCAGAATCATTTGATAGAATTGTGAATGGTATTGTTGTTGAGATGGAAAGGGATTCTATTAAGTATTATTAGTGAGACCAGAAACCAGAGAAGCAATGGAAATGTTATTTGCTGCTAAGTGGAATTTACCAAAAGCAGCAAAACATTGCAAT